CACGGAAAAAGAATACAACCAGTGGCAACAATTCACAAAGATTAAAACAGTAACACTTTCAAAAGAACAAGTTGATTTTGTTTGTGAACTTTACGCTTCTGTATTCAATCGTCCCGTTTGGTTCCCGTGTGCAGATTGTAGCACGAAACCACTTATAAATATGATTGATAAACTTGATAAAATATATGGAACTTATGAAAAAAATATTTAGCATTTTAGCAATTGCAACCTTGATGAGTTGCACGCCAGAAACAGTTACTGTTGATTGTGGATGTGGCAAGATTAAAACCAAAAGGATGTTAAGTGATAAGATTAAAAACTACGCATACACTTACGAATGCAACGGACAGATCATTGGTGTAGGTAGTATGATTGATTATAAAATTGGAGCAACGATATGCAGGTAAAACTTGGATTTCAAAATTTTTCAAAATGGAAGTAAAAAAACACGGTGGAGCAAGACCCAATTCAGGACGTTTAAAAAAAGATGAAGTATTATCTTTAATTGAAACAATGGATGCAATAACAGTTCCTGAAAATGTTTGGAGAGCTTTGTATCAAAAAGTATTAGAAAATGATGTAAACGCTATCAAACTATGGTTAAGTTATCGCTTTGGTATGCCAAAACAAACTATTGACAATAATGTTTCAGTTTCAAGCTTTGATATAACAAAATTATATGATACAGAAACATCCGAAGCATTGGAATAGATTAGGAAACAATACACGCTACTTTGTTTTAACAGGCGGTCGTGGCTCTGGTAAGTCATTCGAGGTTGGCAGATTTGCCAGCCTCTTATCGTTTGAGGCAGGGCATAAGATTTTGTTTACAAGGCAAACGATGACAAGTGCGCATTTGTCTATTATTCCAGAATTTCAAGAGAAAATAGATTTATTAGAATTGAATCACGCTTTTGAAGTTAAGAAGTCCGAAATCGTAAACATACAATCAGGAAGCGAAATCATTTTTAAAGGTATCAAGACATCAAGCGGAGACCAAACAGCAAATTTAAAATCTTTGCAAGGTGTAACAACTTGGATATTAGATGAAGCCGAGGAGTTAATCGACGAATCGATATTTGATAAAATCAATTTTTCGATTAGACAAAAAGGCAAACAGAATAGAATCCTTTTAATCCTAAACCCATCCACAAAAGAACATTGGATTTACAAAAAATTCTTTGAACAGGCAGGAGTTACCGAGGGTTTTAATGGCACGAAAGGAAATGTAACCTACATACATACTACTTATTTAGACAATTACGACAATTTAGACCAGTCTTTTATTGATGAAGTAGAGCAAGTCAAGAAAAACAATCCTAAAAAATACCAACACGTTATACTTGGTGGATGGCTCGACAAAGCCGAGGGAGTTGTGTTTACAAATTGGCAGTATGGTACTTTCAATCCGGATAATTTACAAACTTCTTTCGGTCAAGATTACGGTTTTTCAATCGACCCTACAACCTTGGTAGAGGTTGCAATCGACAAAAAGAAAAAAATCATTTACTGTAAAGAACATCTTTACAAACCGAAATTAACCACGTCGGAAATAGCACAAATAAACAACACAATCACAAAAGGCAAGTTAATCGTAGCGGATAGCGCAGAGCCTCGTTTGATTGATGAATTGGCAAAGTTAGGCAATAGGATAATTGGCACCACGAAAGGAGCAGGAAGCATTAATGTAGGTGTAGAATTAATGAAAGATTATCAATTGATAATAGACGGTGAAAACATAGGTAAAGAATTAAACAATTATGTCTACACGGATAAAGGTAGTAAGTTATACTGCGATATGTGGAATCACGCCTTGGATGCAATCCGTTATAATGTGACCTACAATTTAAGCGGTGGATATAATTTCGATATTCGATAAAACAAAATAACCTTTTTTTCATTATATAAATATGAAGATTACAATTCCAGAATCAATAAACGATATAGCGTTGCACCAGTTCCAAAAGTATGATTTGCTTTTGAAACGAACTGATTTGACGGACGAACAATTCAACGTTAGAAAGATTGAAATCTTTACCGGGTTGGATCGTAAAAGAATACCTTTATTAAGTCAAAAGGATTATAGTGAAATATTAATTTTAATTGATAAAGCATTAGAGCAAACAACGGAATTTCAACCTACATTTAAAATCAAAGATGTTGAGTTCGGTTTTATTCCAAACTTTGACAAAATTACAGCGGGAGAATATCGTGATTTAACTTTGTACAGTCAAGATGTAGCAGAAATGCACAAGTTAATGGCAGTATTATTCCGACCGATTAAAAGCAAAGTGGCAAACAATTACAAGATTGTAGAATACAGCGGAACGGAGAAAAGAGCGGAGGTAATGAAGTACATGCCTTTGTCAATTGTAAACGGTGCGCTTGTTTTTTTTTCGAATTTAGCGAACGAATTAATAATATACCCAGAAATATACAACGGAGGAACAAGCGAAGGCAAACAAGCCAGCGACTACTTTGAAAAATGGGGGTGGGATGCGACAATTTTTGAAATGTGTAAAGGTAAAATTTGGAAGTTGGATAAAGTTTTAAAAACAAACATACACGAATTTCATTTATTCCTGGCCCACAAAATTGATGCACAAAAATTGAAACATAAAATTATTAACAAGAATAGTAACACAATTGAATTATGACAATAGAAGATGAAAAAATAATTGAAAAAATATTAAAGCTTCAAAAATTAGAAGCAGAAATCGATACGGTATTGCAAAAAAACAAACACATTTTAAAACATTGTTGCGATTTTCCAATGATAAATAAAGAATATGGTTTGTCTTTAGGAAGTAAAGTAGGGCAATTAATATCGTTAGGTAAAAAGATATGAACCAACTAACAGAACTTTACAGATACATAAAGCAATTAGCCGAGGCGGATAGCCAAGTTAATAAAGTTACCAAAAAGCAAGATTTAGCAAAGGAGACTTTATTCCCTTTGGTAAATGTTATTATTGAATCTGGAGGGTTTACAAATGGCAGTACGGTAAATTTCAATGTAGAGTTGAGTTGTTTCGATATTCGAAATATAAGCAAAGAAATTCAAACGGATGACTTTTGGGGAAATGATAATGAAGTGGACAATCATAATTTAGCTATTGCCGTTTTGAATAGACTTTGGAATAAAATGTACATTGATTTTGAGGAAAATAATATCACGGCAAGTGAAAACCCAACGTTTGAATTGGGAAGTTTTGAAGCGCCAAAATTGTTGGACGGTGCAAGGTTAACCTTTTCAGTCGAAGTTCCAAATACAACTATTAACTTATGTCAGTAGTCAATGAATTAGAAAAGTTCGGGAAGTACGTAGTACAGCAATCGAAATCTAATCTTTCAAAGAAAAAGAAAAAGGACACTTCTAATCTTTACAACGGAATTAAATTTGAAGTTACAAAAGAAAAAGATAGTACAACTTTAAGTTTTGATTTTGGCACGGCGAATGATTATTGGCAGTTTGTAGATAAGGGAGTGAAGGGCGTTTCAAGTAGTGCAAAAGCACCGAACAGTCCGTTTAAATTTGGCACAGGAACAGGCAAAGGTGGTGGATTAACGAAAGGCATTAACGGTTGGGTTGCACGTAAACGGATCCAATTTCAAGATAGAAAAACAAAACAGTTCCTATCATACAAAGCGACAGCATTTTTAATTATACGTTCGATTTGGAACAAAGGTTTAGAAACGACAAACTTTTTTACCAAGCCTTTTGAACAGGCTTTTAAAAGAGTGCCAGACGATATATATGCAGCTTATGCCTTGGAAGTAGAAGAACAATTAAAAGTAAGATTAAAATGATTAAAACACTTTCACCATATTACGTCACTATTCCCTTTGTCAGTCCTTTGACGGGGGTGACTTGTTCGAAATATACATTAAAGATTTACGTTTGGGACGGATTGAAATCTGCCGTTCCAGCCGTTGCAAGTTATTCGATGACAAAGACCAATCCGACAAGCTCCACGGGTAGCGACAAGATTAACATTGCACGTTTGATAAACGACTTTATAGACTTTGCTCCAAACGAGAGTAATCAAAGGTGGTGTAAAACCTCGGTAACTTATGATAGTTCCACGATTGAAGAGTTACAGACTATTAACTTGGTAGTTCGTGGTTATGGTTATGGAATGGAGGGGCAGAATCCTGATATACCCGTGAACAGAATCTTAATGCAAGGATTGGAATTTAAAGTAAACCGTGATGGAGTTTTCAATTTGCCAATCAAAGTCTTAGAGCCAACTTCGACAATAAACGCAGTTAATGAAACAGTTGGCATTTTCTTTCAAGATACAATCATAAACGTTTTGACAAACGATAATCTAGGATTTGCTCCAACGTCAATAATTGGAATCACAACTACAATGCCAGCGAGTGTTGGCACTTTGTCAATAGTTGGTAGTACGGTAAAGTTTACAAAAGGCACGGCATTTACAACACCGCAGACTTTCACTTATACGATACAAGATAGCCTTTTGAATCAAGATACTGCAACTGTAACTTTGAATATTAGTGCGGTGCCAGCTTTACCAAGCGCTGTAAATGAAACTTATAATTTGAACAATGCAGATGTTATTGATTTATTCCCGATGGCAAACGATGCCTTGGGGGTAACGCCTACAACAATCACAGCTATCAATACCACAGGAATCACAACGGGAAGTATCGCCATAACAGGCTCGGGAAGTAAACTGACTTTTACGCCAAATGGAGTAATTGAAAGTGGTGAAACATTTACCTATACCATTACAGATAGTGCTTCGAATACAAGCACGGGAACTGTTACTTTGGATGTTTTTGAAGATTTGATTTTAAGAACACGATACTTAATATCACCGAATCCAATTGAACTAGGAGATGTTACATATTTGAACGAGTTCGACGAGGTTGTGGTTACCGTAATTGACCACACAGTATGTACACCAATTTATTATAAAATCATTTACAATATTTTTAATTTAGAAACTTGCATACCATAATGATAACAGTAATTTCATATCCAAATAACGAAATAGACTATTCAATCGAAGAGCCTACTTCCATCAAAAGTGGCGAAATGGTAAAGAATATCTTTGTAGATGTTAGCGAAGCCGTGACGGATGAATATATAGAAATTAGTTTTAATAGTGAAACTATCACCTTGCTTATTCAAGACGAATGCCGATACACGCCCTTAGATATTGCCTTTCAAAATAAAGAGGGTGCATTACAATTTTTAACGTTTTTCAAAGCCAAAACAGAAAGTTTAAACATTACAAGCGAAGAGTTTGAAAGCGACCGAGGGCAACCATTATTCGGCAACCATCAATTTGTAACTTACAACGTTCAAGGAAAATCAAAGTTTAAAATGAATAGCGGATTTGTAAGCGAAGCTATGAACGAAACATTTAAACAATTGATGCTATCCGAGAGGGTTTGGAGTTACAAGAATGGAACTTATACGCCTTTGAAATTGGGTAGCAAAAGTTTGGAGTATAAGTCAAGGCAAAAAGACCGACTGATTAATTACGAAATAGAGTTCGAGTACGCATTTAACGAGATAAACAATGCTTAAAATATATATCGAAAATGATTTATTGGATTTGTTCCAAGACGAAAGCATAGAGCTAAATAGTTCTATTGCTAATGTTAATGATATTACAAAAAATACAACCGATTATGCGAAGTCGTTTACCGTTCCAGCTTCAAACAATAATAACAAGATTTTCAAGCATTATTACGATGCAAACATAGACAATGCTTTTGATGCCCGGGTAAAGGTGAACGGCAGAATAGAATTTGACGGTATGCCTTTTCGTTTTGGTAAATGGTCACTCGAAAAGGTAATTTTGAAACAAAACAAGCCCTATTCTTATTCCATAAATTTTGTCGGGAATCTGGTGTCTTTGAAAGACAAATTGAAAAATGATGAACTTTCTATTTTAGACTTCCCATTATTAGACCACGATTATAACAGCGATACGGTTAAAAGTTTACTTCAAAATAACGGTGATGTTATTTATAATCTTTTCGTTAAAAAGCAATTGTATTACAACCCAACAAGTTCCACGATTATTCCAACTTCCATCAACATAGCACACGCAACGGGCGAGGGTATAGACTGGACTTATTTGAATCCGTCTATTCGATTAATCAAAATAATTGAAGCTATTGAAACGAAATACGAAATTAATTTTAGCCGTGATTTTTTTGATAGGATTGAATTTCAAAATCTATTTTTATGGGTAAATAATACAAGTTTAATATCTGGCAAGGAAAACAATGAAATACGGATTGATTTTACAAACACTGGAAACATCGACGAAAGAGGCGGTACGCTAGATTTGATTAACGACACATTTACAGCAGGTGGTAAAAGGATTTATGGTTACATACAAATTACCCCGAGTGCAGGTTATGAAGATGTGGTTTATTCGATTGAAATAAGAAGAGACGGAGACTCATCTGGAGCTTATACAAATTTAACAGGATATAACAGTACACTTTGGGGATTTGAAAGAAACACAGCGACAAAAAACAGTTGGTATATCACGTCGAATGCGGAGTTTAAATTTACAAGCAAATTTATAATTGAGTTTAATTACGAAAGTTATAATATGTTTGCGGATTTTCCCGAGCAAACAATCGGAGCGAATTTCATCATTAAGAACAACCTGCCAAAAATTAAAATAATTGATTTTTTAAAAGGTTTGTTTTCCATGTTCAAGTTAGTTGTAATTTCTGACGATAACGAAAATCTTTATATTGATACGATTGACAATTATTATGCAACGGGCAAAGTATGGAATGTTACAAGGTATGTGAAAACCGATACTTTGGAAGTTTCAAGAGGTAATCTTTTAAACGAAATTAAATTTACACATAAAGAGCCTGTCACGATTTTAAATAATCAATTTAAAAAATCCAACGGGATTGGATACGGTGATGCTGAAATCTTAATGACGGACGATGGCACAAAATCTGGCAAACCTTTGGAGGGCGAAGCCTTGACATTTGAATTACCATTTGAGCAGTTTGTTTACGAAAGATTGAAAGATGAATCAAGCACAGAGCCGTATCCAAACAATATGACTAATATAATGTATGGTGCGATAATCGACGATAAATTCGAGCCAGTGAACCCAAGCCCTCACATTTTTTATAATGTGAACAGCTTTCATTCAGGCTTCCCAATTGGTTACATAAATGATTTAGGCGTTAAAGAAATTTTAAACACGACGATTAACACGCCGTCGCACTCTATTGATTGGGCAACGCCACAATACAATCTTAATTTTGGTATAGAAAACAATGAATGGGATAACACGCAAAGCGAAAATACAC